GAGAAACCTCATGTGTCCGCTTTTCAGCGGCCCATCCAGACCGGAACCCGACGGGTATCCGGCCAGTCCTGACTACCACCCGAGATTTGCACTCGCGTGTGGTGTAATACAACCGTTCAGGACTTTCACCAGAAGCGACGTAGCCGGCACTTGCTAACGCAATTGCAAATGGGCTAGACGTCGGCAATGAACGTTTCTCAACGTTCCTGCTCAAGTATTTAAAGCTCCTTGGGCAGTCTGCGGATAAGATCCCTTGATCAGGGTTCATCCATTCTGGGACGAAGTAGACCTTGTGGCCATTAAGATGTAACATTTCAACCAGATAGTCGTAAGACTTCCGGAGTGGTATACGGGTTTTTGCCCACCACTCTAGGAGCTGGTTGATGGCCACGAAAACCTCCATTTGGGTATTGACGGTTTTAACATAGAAAGGAGTAACGTCTACCCCCTCGTAGTAATCACCGCCGCAACTTTCGCGGAAGGGTCCAAAGCTGTAGGACTTATCGTGGTTAATGATAAATCCAGCCCTCTCCAAGATAGAGATGGTCTTCTCTACCTCCTCAACTGGGACAATAATGTCGTCCCCGAAGACAGCTGTTTCATACCAGGAGATGTAATTCTTGGTATTCGTCCTCGTCGCGTAGATAAGCGAAGTGATGATCATAGTCATGAGCGGGAAAGTATACCCGTTACCCATGGTTGAGATCATATTGAGTGCATGAGACTGTTTCTCGATCTCACATTTCTGAGACCGAGTTAGCTCGAAAAGTAGCACCCACTCGGATGGAAAGAGCAACCGCACCAAGTCACGTCCGATCAAGTCACTAGCTGAAGATAAATCCAGCGTAGCGATACGACCAGTAAGTGACCCATACTGCGCAAACTTCTTATTAATCGGCTGTTGCTTTTGGATGTCCAAGCCCATAAGGCAAAGGGCACCCTCGAGGTAACGGCCGAGCGCAAGTTGAATAGCCATATTGCCGGAAGGCTCTATAGCTATGGTGCGGACAGCATCTTCGTTCTTTGGTACGACTGTAATGCGAGACCCTTCAACTAGGGTGACCTCAGGACCAGATTCGCAATCTATCGCGATCCATCCGGGGTGCGTACACCTTAGCTTTGTTACGAAGGGCTGGCAGGCGAGCGTAGACGACAACTTCTGCTGGATTTTCTCAGCAGGGTGCGTCCCCCTAGTACCATTGCTGGCACCAGGGCCGAAGCGCCAATTGTCCCAAACCCACTGATAACAGAACGTCTCTCCGGCAAATTCATCGCCGAAGGTTCGTCTGGTGAAGCGTTCCAACTGCGCCCGTATAAAACCGGACGCGCGCTGGATCTCCTCAGCAGTGAGATTGAGAGCACGTTGCGAAACATGCTCATTAATTTGGACAAACTTCGTTAGCGCTTTAGCTTTGAGCTCAGCTACACTCCCTAAACTCGCACGCTTTCGCATGCGGTCAAGAAGCCTAGCTGCCGCAAAATTCTGCGGTTCCGAACCGTTCTTAAACGATTGGAGGTCACTCACCATTACCTGGAACAGCTTGCCCAGGTCTGCAACACGTCTTTTCTTCATGGTTAAACTCCATATGTCGAGAAGCGTGGCCGGCCACGATTTGCTGATACGTCTCGATGAGCTCACCCGCGAGGATGAACACACCGACCGTCGCCAAGACAACGGCGATCGCTAACGCGATACTAGCAAAACTCTCACGGGGCCCCATTACAGGGCCCCAGTACGAATCGTCTCTTCAATGCCGGCAGCATTGGCATAGAGAAGACCTCCGCAAAGGGAGATGAGGGCTTTTACCTCCTCAGGTTCGTAAGTGTCCACCCCAGCAGCTACATTGAATTTAACTTCAATTGAATTGAGCTGCGCAGCCTGGTTGGCTGCGGGTTGCGCTCCCTTACGGAA